GCGTTGTCAGAGACAGATTCGATGGTTGCGTTGTCAGAGACAGATATGATGGTTGCGTTGTCAGAGACAGATATGATGGTTGCGTTGTCAGAGACAGATTCGATGGTTGCGTTGTCAGAGACAGATATGATGGTTGCGTTGTCAGAGACAGATATGATGGTTGCGTTGTCAGAGACAGATATGATGGTTGCGTTGCCATAGACAGATATGATGGTTGCGTTGCCATAGACAGATTTGATGGTTGCGTTGTCAGAGACAGATTCGATGGTTGCGTTGTCAGAGACAGATATATAAGCATTATCAAAACTTCTATTAACATAAATACTTTCTTTTGTATCTTTAATTACAATTCTTCCACTAAAATCACTTTTTATTTTATCAAACTCTTTTTGTGTGTTTATTATTTTTTCCATAAATTTTTTTAAATTAATAATCTACTCTCTATATTATAGCAATACTTTGCAAATTTATAACTGTGCATAACTTTTTAAATTAAACTCTCTAAATATGCGACTATTTTTTTTTCATTACCTTCCTTATATAGTTCTATCATTTTTGAGTAAAATATTTCATCTGCCTTTATTGATTTGTATTTTAATTGGATCAATTTTTGCACATACTCTTTTCCATATTTCTTTTCCATAGCCAGAGTGTAATTTATTTTTACAAACTCTTGATTATATTTACAGTTACATTTACCTGCTTGTCCGTGCATATTTATCGGGTGGTATCTTAGTAGTGCTCCACCTGTGCTATCTGGTATAAAATGACCGCATTGGAATTGCTGAAATTCTGTATAATCTCCACAATCAAAACAATAACCACCTATTATATATTTCTTTATACTATCTCTTTGTCTTATAAAGTCGTGAGATAATTTTGTTAATTCTTGAATTAATTTTTTTAGAGAAGTTTTAGATTTCTTTTTTAGTGGAGTTTTTTTTAACATATAATAGTTTTAGTTCTTGTTAAGGAACTAATTAAAAGGTATATCTTCTGGTTTAATTGGTTCTTCTGGATATTTTGATACTTCGGGCTCATCATCTAGTTTTAAATCATCTTCTTTTGCCTTTTTATAAGTGTTTAGTTCTAAATACAAAGTTCCTTTTTCTTTACTTTTTTTAAGGTCTAAATTTACCCAACCGTCATTATTATGTTTGTTTAAAAATGCAATAAAATCTGTTACTTTAACTGATATTTTTCCTTTAACCCAAGGGGCTTTATCTTTAGTGTTTTGGTCTGGTAATTTAAATATCATTCCATCTACGAATACTTTTTCTTTTTCCATATTATTTTTTAGTTATTTTTATAAATTTTATTAATTAAATGGTTCTTCTCCATCTGCTTCTGCTTTCATTGCCTTTGCATTTAGGTCGGCATAATCTTTCTTATTCATTGGCTTTGTGTAAGTTGGTTCTGTTTGAATAACTTTTTCTCCCTTATTTGCGAAATTTGCGTCATCATCTTGTGCTTGTAGTAGGAATAGACTTTGTAGAGCATATCTACGGTAGTAAGTTATTGCACTTCCCATTTTCTGTGGATCTTGTAAGTCTGGGAGTGGAATTTTTTCTTCTAATATACAATGTTCTATTTTTTCTTCTCCTTGACTATAAGTTTCACATAAAACTGTTTTTATTGCAGGTTTACCATTTATTTCACTTAATGGTTGCATAACAGTTATTCCATATTTTTCTAATAAAGGTAAAAGTTGTGCGATTATTTGGTTTACATCAAAATACTTACTATTAAAGAAAGGATTAGTTTCCGTTTTACTTAATACTCCTATTTCTGTTTGAATTTTTAAAATTTTGTCCATATTATAATTCTTTTTCTAATGTGTTAATAATTGACTCTACTACTTCTTGATAATTTGTGTCGGGGTTGTAGTTTAAAGTTCTTGATATTTCTGCCCCGTCTGGTCGTTTTACTGAGATTATTATTTTATGTTGCATATATTATTTTAATAAAATTCCAATAATAAGACCTACAATAAAGAAAGTTAAACATACTATTCCTTTTGCCGTATCTGAATTTTTGTTTTTCATATAATTATTATTTATAAACCTCATAAAGATTATGTCCTTCATATTCTTTGTTTGGTAATTTATGATATAACTCATAATATGAGTATCCAAGTTCTCTTAATTTAATAAATCCACCAATTTTTATAATTTCTAAATATGTCATTAAATTTTTTATTTCCATATAATTTAAAAATCATTATCGCTTATAATATCTGTATCTTTTATCATTTTTGTTATTTCTTCTAAAGATAAATTAGACAACCAATTTTCAAACATATCTTCAAAGTTATCTTTAGTTACCCCACGACCATTTATTTCTCTTTTTTTATTAACTAGATATTCTCCTAACTTTTCTATTACATTATCACTATCAAGCAATCTGTCCTTTATTATTCCTTCATTTGGTTCTTCGCCTGTTCCGTTACAATGTTCACATTTTACCCAATCGCCTGTTCCACTTTCTAAATTATGGTCTTCATTTAAATAGTCTTCATTCCCCCCACCTTCTCCGTTACACTCTAAACATTTTTTTGCTTTTTTTAGTTCTTCCATATTACATTGACAATATTAGTGCGAATAATGCGACCCCTAAACTTATAAATAATAATCCGTTTGTTAACTCCTCTTTTTTAATTAATTTATTCATATGTCTATTATAGCAATACTGCAATACAATGCAAGTAAATTTTTACCTTAAAATAACTATATATTATAATGGTTAAAAAAGTTATGCACAGTTTTTATTTTTTATTTAAACTATTTCTAATAAACATTTGCTTTATTTCTTCTCGTTGCTCTGGGGTAAAACTACCGTATATTTGTAACATAGATAGCTGGGAATTTTTAACTTCTTTACTCATTATTATTCGGGAGAGTCTTTGTGGGTTTATTTTTTTACTCATAAATTAAATGCTCCTAATATTTTTTGTTGATATTCATCATAATCTTCAAATATTCCAGTTTTACCATCAAAAGACATTTCAATCATTCCAACTCTTCCGTGTCTATTTTTTCTTATTGACCATTTCATTTTTACTGGACTACCTGAATTAATTTTATCTTTCCAATCTTTTATACTTTCTTCTCCTATTCCTATTTCAATAGCTAAATCAGCTGATGAAGCGATAGCACCAGAACCCTTAAAACTCATTACAACATTATCGCCTGTTCTTGCTCCGTCATTTGATATTTGAGATAAAGTCATAATTGGAGTAGCTAATCTTTTAGCACATTGTTGTAATTCCAATGCACAATTTGTTATTGTTTCATATTCTGAACGAGATCCTTTTATTGTCATAATCTGTATAAAATCTACAACAAATAAATCAACTGGGTTTGTTATATTTTCTTCATACATTGAAAATAATATTTCTGATAATTCAGACATTCCAGTATGAATTGATAAATTACTATTTATTATTTTTTGAGTATTTTCTTCAACTATTTTTTTATCTTTTTGGTAACCCTTAATAATACTAAGTCCATTATCGTTACTCATAGTTCCAAGTAAACGAGATAATATATCAACTGAACTCATTTCAAGAGAATAGAATACTACTCTCTTACCTTGTTTTATTAAGTTTGAAACTATATTTAAACTTGTTGCAGTTTTACCCATACTTGTATAACCACCAATTATCCAAAAATGTCCTTTTCTTAATCCATCAATAACATCATCAAGTTTTTTATAACCTGTTGAAATTCCAAGTAGTTCAAAACCATTTGCTTTTTTTTCTTGATATTCTTGTTTTCTTTCTTCAAATTCTTTTAAAACAGATTGAATATCATTTTTTGAACCTTCTTCATTTCTTATATTTGATATTATATCTCTTTGAATACCAGATATATATTCTCTAACATTTTCTGATGGTAATTCTTCTACACCTTTTTGTAGTATTGTCCATAATTTAATAGCATTTGATACATCTTTTAAATCTTTACATATAGGTTCAATATCTCTAAAAGATAAATTACTATTGTTAAGAAAATCAAAATTTATTCCTGCATTTTTAAATTCAATAAATTCATTTTTATCATTTCTAAAACAATCTACAATTATTTCAAAATGTTTTCCATAATATTGAAAATCATTTTTATTTATTAAAGTCATAGCCTTAGATATAAAATTTTGTTTTATTCTAATTCTACTAATTAGCTCTATTTCAAATATTTTAGATTTTATTTTTAAATCAATTAGTTTCATATTATAGTTTTATCTCATCTGACATTTGAGATAGTGTTTTAGGTGTTTCTTTCGACCGCTTTGATATTTTATACTTTGCGACATATTTTTCTGACATACATAAATCAAAACTCATTTTATTGTCATCTTTGATTGCTTTATCGTTTATGAAATAGTTAAACAATCCTTTGAAGTCTGAAATAGTAAATCTGTCGCGATTATAAACACTTCGTATTGGGTAGTATATATTTTTCATTACTACATCGTTTATATTTACTTTCAAATATTCGGCGATAGTTTTTTGCCAAAGTAAACCAACTTTTATTAGTTCGGCATTTTCTTCTTTAGATATTTTAGGTATTCTTTTCTTACTTATAGGATTTCCTTCTGTGTCTACATTTACATAGTTATACATAATTTCTTCTAAGCTAGCTAATAATAAACTCCCTTTCTTTTGTATAATTTCTTTCTTTCTTTTGTGTGTTAACACGCCTTTACTAGTTTCGGTTAACACGCCTTTACTAGCAGTAGTAAATACGCCTTTACTAGTTAACACGCCTTTACTACCCCATTTTTCCCAGTCTTTATTGAACCTATATTTATTATTTTCCTTAATAATAATCTTTTTAAATGTAAGATTTTTTATTGTTTTTACTACTGTTGGTCTTGATAATCCTGTCCATTTCTCAAATTGTGATAAAGAGATAAAATCTTCCTTTTTTTGAAATCCATATGTTTGCCTTATAACCCAAAAAGTTATTTGATATTCTGAGCCTAGTAAACACGCCTTTACTAATGAAGAAATAATCTCATTTGCTATTGAAGTAAAACCATTTTCTTTCTGTGGACTAGCCATAAAATTACTTAATTATATGTTCACAAATTTTTATAAACGACTTTTCAAGATTATCGTGCCACCAATTTTTTTCTCTTAAATGATTTATCCAACCCCACATAGAAAAAGAGCCAGGAGCGTCATTTACATCTCCTATTTTTTTTACCTTAGATATATTAAAAGTATAAGTAAAACGACTACTTACTTTAATAAATATAATTCCGTCTTTTTCCCATATATCCATCTTATTTAATTGTTCGCTTGTTCAATCTATCCCTTTTGCGAGTAGATAGACTGAACGAGCGACGCAAAAGTTAATCTTACTAATGTGGCGACTAACCACTTTTTATATTATACACCTACTAATTTTAAACGCAACTAAAGTTGATCAGCTAATGTTTTAATAATCTCTGCATATTCTTTTGATGTTTTTATATGAAAGCGTTTTGGCTCGCCCTTTTTATAAGGCACATCTAAATAATCAAGGTGTGAGTCCATTGACGACCAAGTTAAACGAATTGATTTCACTATTTCTTTACGGTTTTTACATTTATCAATCATAATATGTTATCACAATGCCTCTATAAAGCTCTACAAGGCTCTCAGAACGACGAAACTATACAAGGTGGACTAATCTTCTAAACAAGACCAACACACCCATTTTTTGAGCAATTTAGACCAATATGTTGCTATACATTTTTTACCACAATTATTGCAGTTCATTATTTTGTGAAAGTTATAGGAGCGACGACTGTTTTACCCCTTTTACTATCTATTAAAAAGAAAGTTTGCTTTGGTTTATCAAAGGTTGCCTTTATACTTTCTGCATAATTATTAAATCCGATCATCGACCCGTTACAAATCCAATACCCACCATCTAAGAATTGGTGAAAATGTCCGAAACAATCAAAATCTACATTGCGAGTTTTATTCCATTGTGCGATTGCTTTATTTATTGGAATTGTTATTCCACCAACTCCACCACCATAACTTAAATTATGTCCGTGATGAAATCTTAATGTTTTGTCATAAACTTGCACGAAAGAAAAATAACCACGGGGAATAATAAACTCTAGTCTTTTTTCTTTTTTAAAATAACTAGCGATACTTCTATACATATAATATTCCAAAGAGTTACCTGCTTCACTTGATATTCTTTGTTTTTTTGTCATTCTACCGTGATTACCAGAGTGGCACGGAATTATTATTTTAAGTTTTGTATTATCTAAAAGGAATTGAATACCAGAAGTAATTAAATCTTGAGCAAAACATATTTCGTCTGCTGGTAACATAGTATTTGTTTCTGCTAAGTCTTCGTGAATTGTATTTGAAATAAAATCTCCAAGCAAAGCTAAAACTAGAGTATTTATAGTTATATCTTTTTCAAATATTTTTATAAGTCTAAGTGCATTTTTAAAAAACTCTTCTGCTCTCTCTTTTGCGACTACTTCGTTAAATTCGTTTACATAACCAATTGTTGAAGCATCTACTTTTTCGCCTAAGTGCCAATCAGAAGCTAAGATAACGGCAGTTGCTTCGGAATGCACAGATTTATGTTTTGTGATTTTAAATGTTGTTACTTCTCTAACATTTGAAAGTATATCTAATGTTTTAGTTAGTTTTAAGTTTTCATTTAAAAGTTGCTCTATGTTCCTCTTTGAGTGTTGTAGTTCGTCGCCTTTCTGTTTTTGTATTTTAAGTTCATCTACACTTAATCTTTTGAACTCTACTTTATTTGAGCCACCACCTTCTTTTTGTGGCAATCCTATTTTACGAGCATATCGTCTTAGTTGAGATTGACTTTTTCCTATTGATTTAGCTAATTGATTATTACTTTTTTTAATCCAATTATCTTTCAAATATTTTTCAATTTGTTTTTTATTCATTTGGAATACTCATTTGACTTAATTTAATAATATCTTCACTTTTAATATTTAGATCCACTTGATTTAAAATACAGTATCTATTTAAACTTCTAATAATCTTTCCTAAGTAAATAAGATTGCTTGTTTGTAATAGATTATCTATGTCTATTTTTGCTTCTAATAAGAGTGTTCTTTCTGTGTCCATAAATATATTATACAACCTACAATACAATATGTAAAATAAAAACTGTGCATAACTTTTTGCATTAATTTTAGATAGGCATATAATTATAAGTGCCACCTTATACTTGGAACTATACTTGGCTAAAATTTTTACTCTAGGTTTCGAAATGGTTATTGAAAGCTAAAATAACACAGACGGACTTTTAAGTTTAAATTGATTACAAAAATACCTATCAATTGAACTGCAATAATTAAGTTTCAATTTAGGTATTTTTTGTTGTGTATTTTTTTATATGGGAGTATAATTTATATAGTCCTCTGTATAGTACACATTTTTTTAAATTTATTTTGTATCAAAAACTATAACAGAGGGAATTAGTGAGTAGTGTAATGGTAACACACTTGGCTTTGAACCAAGAAACTCTAAGTCCGAATCTTAGCTCGCTAGCACAAGTTAGTATATGATTGTAAACATCAGATACAAGACTTTGATTACACCGACTAGATACAGAGGCGTTGTAATGACATCTACTGAAATGTAGATACCCCATTCTGTTGAAACCCTAGTGAAAGTTTACATAGAAGTAACTGGGACTATGGGGGAATTAAATTACCGCCCACACCGTATTGGAGTTCGCTCCCTTTCACTACTTATCTAGAAAAGAATGTGATAAATATCGTGTGGGTTATAGCGTGGAAGTGTAATGGTCGCACGATACCCTCATAAGGTATAGGAGAGGTTCGATTCCTCTAATCGCTACAAGTTATTTGTTCTTTAAAACATAAATATTATGAAAAGAAAAGGTCAAAACAGACACCACCTCATTCCGAAAAGTCGTCAAGGTAAATCAACAGAAGCTAATTTACTTTGGATATATGTTGAAAAACATCGTATGTGGCACACTTTATTTAAAAACTTAACTTTAGATGAAGTTATTGCATTATTGATTCGTGTTAAACGAATGAAAGAACATTTAAGTAGATAATAAAAAACCCCTCAATTTAGAGGGGCTTTCTATTTTGGGGCGATTTAAACAAATACAGTATACTACTTCTTAAACATAAAGTAAATCTTTCTACATAATCCAAACATCGCTAATAAACAACCTAAAATTACACCACCAGTTGAAATATAATGCACTACTGTTTCATAGGTAACACTTATATTAAAAATTGATAATGCTGATACGATTGAGCCGGCATAAGCAATCACTATTCCAGTAATTGTTGCACTGTTTTTATCTGGGTCTGCACTACTTGTAATTAACCAATCCATAAATATGTTCCACATTTTATTTATTTAACTCCTTAATTGTTAATGGACCAACAATACCATCTGCGACAAGATGATTTGTTAGTTGAAAACCTTGAACTGCTAACTTTGTATCTTTACCAAATATTCCATCATCTTTTAGATTTAGTTTCTTTTGAAGTTGTTTAACATCAAATCCCTTTGATCCAAATTTCAATGTTTTAATAAAAATATATTTTGTTGTTTCTAAATCTACTGCTGTTCCAATTTGTATACATCGTGGCATATATTCTTTTCCAAAATAACCTATACCTTTTTTACCCCAAGTATCACTCCATTCATTTATAAAATAAATATATTTTTCATCATAAGCAAATGCTACCACAAAATGTCCTGAAGTAATTGGCACATTTGTTCGTAAAGGAAGTATATCTTTTTCTTCCCAAGAGTTACCTAAATTATTATCTTTAGTCCACCACTCAGCACCTACACGAAGCAACATAATAACTGCCTTATGGTCATATATAGCTTGTTTAAGACTTTCAAAAGTTGGATTCCACTCAAAGGCATAAGTATCTATTTTGTGAAGTTTCGCTTCATCATTTATATCATTTGAAATTGTAGGATTTGCATAATCACTATCTGAAAGAGTTACATCATTACCAATTAAATCAAAAAAACAAATACCATTATTTTTTAATGATTTCATTATTGATAACATATCAGTTCCAGCACTTGCTCCATATCCATCAATTTGTTTTATTTTATTCCATAAAAATCTAGGAGAACCTCTAAAATTTGATAATACTTGTTTAAGAGATTGTCCTGAGTGAGCACCACAAGCTGGTCTTTTACCTTGCATTTCTATAATACCTAAAAAATCAGGCATATAAACATCTGGTCTTGATGATTGAGTAAATGAACCAAGTAAGACATCTTGTTCTGTTGGTTCTTTTTCTATTGCTCCGTTAAAATGTATTTCTTCCATAATTAAAATTTATTACTAAAAAATGATAATATTGCACTACTAACAAAACCTATTATAGCACCAATAACACTAGCTTTACCAGAAATATTTTCTGTTTTCTTTTCTTGTTCAATTATTCTTTTTTCGTGATCATCTGCTGTTTTTTGTAATAAAGGAATAATCATATCAAATTGCCCACTCATATAAGAAGTATCTTTTGCTATTTGGTCTATTTTTTCTTGTAGTGCTTCCATTTGTTTATAATGTTAATTAATAATTTTGTTTAATGTTTCCATTGAATAATCCTGGAATTTTATTTTTCAGTTCATCTTTAGACATTACACCAGGATTAAGTCTATTATTTATGTTTCCTCCCATTACTGCTGGGGTTGAGAACTTATTTAATAAATCCATTAATTTATTTGTTGCTTGAACACCTAAACCAAGTGCTCTTATAAACTCTCCTACTATTCTAGGGGAAGTTGTAATTGCTAAACCAATTAATGGTAATATACCTCCTGCACCTGCTGTTACTGCTGTTATACCTCCAATACCACCAGCTGTAATTCCAGCTAGTCCTCTTGGAGTAATTGCACTCAATCTTTGTCCTGCTATTTTATTTAGTAACTGTCCTCCTGTGTCGGCATCTAATCCTTCAATAACTTGTTTCCTAAACTCATTATTTTTTAATGAACTTGTAAGTTTTTTAAAAGAAGTTTCAACAGAAGCTTTATCTCCTAATGAAAGAGCTTTTTGTATTTCAGAAATACTATCAGACATTTCAGCATAATTTTTCATAGCACTTGTATACCCTGGAGCATTTTCTAATACTCCACTTGTAGCTTTTTTAGTAGAAGTAACAAAAGAACGAATATCACTATTAGGAGAATAATAATTTCCTATGCGTTTTTTTAAGGTATCTATACCAACGGCTGTTCTATCTCCTGGTTTAGTTCCCCAGTTGTGTACATCATCATATATTTGTTGTATTTTTGTAGCATCTGCTCCTTCTCCAATAGTAGAACGACTAAAATCTAAAGTTCCATCAGTATTTTTAACTACACCAAAATCTTTTAATTTTTTATCTACCTGTTGAACAATTGGAGAAATATCATATGTTGCAGAATCTGCTTTAAGACCTGATAGCATATTTTTATAATTAGTATTTCTTGTTTCTACAACTTGACCAAGAGCATTACGAGCTTGGTCTACTAATTCATCTGGGCCGACATTACCTCTTAGTCCTTCTGTAAAAGATTTCATAGCATCTCCACCTTCTGAAGCAGCTTTAAGTCCTTGTTTTAGTGGATCGTAACCTACACCAGTTTCTAATCCCAGAGTTTGTCCAACTGCTTTAATAGGTGCAGTAGCAACAGCTCCTAATCCTGATGTTACTCTACTAGCAACAGCTCCTAATCCTTTATTTAATAATCCACTTGTCTTTCCTAATCCAACTTTAGGCATTACATTTAATCCGGTATCTGCAAAGTTTTTAATTCCTGTTTCTGCGGCTGTTCTAGCTATATCTACACCGGTAGTTCCTAGTGCTTTATCAGCTAAAGTTGCACCTCCTTCTAATATTGAAAGTATATCTGCACCAACTCCTGCTGGGTCATTAGTTGCACTTCTTTGTGCATTTTCAAGTGTTCCATATCTATCATAAAGAGATTTTTTAAGAGCATCAAAAGTTTGTGTGTGAGTATCACTACTTTTACCTCCAGTAAGTTTATTCCACCCTTCTTCTATTCCTCCAGCAAAAGTATTTCCAATGCCCTCTACTGTCTTTATAGGATGTGTAACTGCACTAAATAATCCACCTGCTAGATTTGCTATAGATGAGGGTACATTTCCAACAGCTTTTAATCCAGCTTGTAGTGGAGTATCACTTGAAGAAGCTTTAAATGTAGCACCGTAAGTATCTGGGGCATTTGGGTCAGTTTGTTGTTCTGGTTGTTGAATATCAGGTGTTTGAGTTTGTTGCCCTTTATATTTTTGATAATTTTGAGCGACAGCTTTTGCATAGGCAGGAGTATCATAATGAACTCCAAATTTATTAGTTCCAACATTATTTTCTATATATGCCTGTGGTTTTCCTTCTCCTGCATTCCACATAGAAGCAACTTCTCCAACATTTTTTGCTTTACCTGTTGTTATCCAATTATTTATTTTTTTAACTATGACTTCATTTTGTTGTTCTCTTGTAGCTTTACTAAGAGGTGTATTTATTCCAGCATCTTTAGCATAAGCATTCCAAGTTGGTTCTGTAAATTGATATGCACCATATTCCCCACTTTTACCTGGCAATGTATAATTACCTCCACTTTCTTGATCACGGATTGCCTTTGCCATATTGATTGCTCTTGGGTCTATTTGTGTATCCATAATATTTTAGAAGTCATATAATCCTCCTCCAGTCGTACTGCCTGAAGTTACTCCTGATTGACCAGGATTTCCAAGTATATTAGCTCTTGCTTTTCCAAGAACTTCAAAGTTATCTCTAATAGCTTTTATATCATTTGGTGTTGGTTCATTTGGTATTTCTGCGGCGGCCTGACTACTATAATCAGTTGGTGTTCCTCCTTTAACAGAAGCTAGAAGTGAACCATAAGCATTTCTTAATGATTGAACTGCACCTGTCATTGCTCTTGTCTGTTCTGAGCCTTTTCCAAAAGTTGTAGAAATCCAATTTGTTGCTGAATTTACTAAAGGAATATTAGTTTTTTGTAAAGACATTAAATCTTGTAATTTACTTTCAACATTTTTAAGAGCTGTATCAGCTAATTGATAATTAACCCCTATTGAACCTTGTTGTCCTGCAAGAGTATTTGATTGAGCAATATTGAAATTATTACCTGTAGCCCATTGAGATAGAGCATCTAATCCTTTTTGACCATAACCAGAAAGTTGTGATTGAGCATCTGAATATCCAATTTTACCACTAGCTAGTAATTGAGTTACATTTGAAATTGCATTATCTAGAGTGCCAGAAGTTCCACCAGTTTCATTTCCAATAAGACCAGGTTGAACAGTTTGTGAACTATAACTTGGAAACTGTGGTGCAACTGCTCCGAGAACATTTTGTGCTGCTCCTGTGGCACGACTAGCTTGTGTTTGAGCACCTGTATTAGCAGCTGTACCAGCTGTAATTTGTTGACTCTGTGAAGATAAAGCATTAGTAACTGCATTTTGTAAGGCTAGATGTTCAGCAGTAGCAGCTTGACCAATATTTGCTTCTTGACCTCTAGAACTATCTAATGATATTCCTTGTGCGGATATATTTTTATTTGTTTCTGCTAAATTTTTCTCAAAATCAGCTAAATCTTGTCTAGCTTTAGCAACTTGAGGACTTTCTGTTTGAGATTGATTTATAAGTCCTCCTATTGTTGTTTTTTCATAATCTGTTGGTTTACCTGTAGATAATACTCCAGGAGCTTGTCCTGCTGTTGTTAAAGGTGCTGGAGGAGTAACTTCTGGTTCTTTAGGTGTTTGAATATCTGGGGTTGTTGAACTAGGAGTTGTTCCTTTATTTGCGTATTTTTCTATCGCTGCTTGTGTCAATGGACCTGCAATTCCATCTTCAACAAGTCCAGCTCCTTGTTTATTAAGAGATTGTTGTTGAGCTAAAACACTTGGATTTGGTGTTGGTTTAGATGTTGTTGCTCCATTTTGATTTGTAGTTGTAATATGAGTATAGGTTGTATCTGGACTACTTTGTTTTAATAATCCGCTATTTGTTCCTAATGCAGATTGAGAAGAAACTCCTACTCTTGGAGAACTAGATGTTGGATTAGATGTTGAAATAGGTGTAGACGAAGGAAATCCTAATCCTTTTGAAATACTACCAAATAGACCAGAAGATGTATCTCCAAATGGACTAGTTATATTATTATTTGTTTTTGGGATTGCTCCCTTTGATGATAGTGCTGGTTGCATATGTTTTAATAGTTAGTTGATAATGTTTATAATTAAGGGGTATTTCCAATATTATTTTGATAAACATTCGGATTTATTGAGTTTATTTGTTGACGAAGATTTACTTGTATGGTTTTTTTCCCAGAATATGAATCAAGTTTATCTATACCCTCTTGATACAATGCTTTAAATTTTTCATATGAATCTTTATCTTTTACTATAGTTGAAAAATAAAGCATTAAGGGTCTGTAAACCAATAAATCGTGGTAATCTTCTAAGAGTAAGGGCATTTGACCTATTGTATAAGAACATCCAGCTTTTGTTGAGCCTGTGTAATTATTAATTAAAGTCAAAGATGTATCACTTTCAATAGATGAAATTCTATACCAATTATTATCTCCATTTGGTGCAGTAGCTTTCAACCAAAGATTAAGATTCATTACTGAACCTGCACTTGGTAAGTAATTTGTCATCCAAGTTGTAAGATTTCCTGCAACTGTTGAACTTCCATTAGTCATAGTAACTGTGCCTGTTACATAGTCTGTAAAAGTTAAATCTGGCACACGAATTTTATAATTAAAAGTTAGAGTATTTGCTCCTGATGCAGGAATGGGCCAGATACCCATTTGTCCGTTCCAAATAAAGAAGTTGTTAGGAATATCTGAATAGTAAGGAAAAGGATTAAGTCTATCCCAGTCTTCTCGTGTAAAAATTTCTTTAGGAGTCCATTTTAAACTTCCTTGAGTAATAGTTATGTCTTTAAGTTGAGAGAAGTTATAAGGTAGAGGATAAAATTGTAAACCACCAACTGAAATAGCTGTAGTAGCTACTATTGTCAAAGGAGCATCCCAAGTTATAGCAGTCTGTCCTTTAGATACCCTACAAGTCCTCAATTCGCCACTAGAGAAGGTTATTTGTGCTTCGGTGGTGTGATATAGCCAAGCGACAGTTAAAGTTGCTGTAGTCGCTCCTATTGATAATGATCCTGTGAGAGTTAAACTCTGTGAGCCAACTGTTTGAACAGCGGTAGATGATTCATTGAAAAAATATTTCTCAAGTAAATATTTATGGGCATCCTGAATCATACCAGAAATTAAATCTCTGTTTCCTTGACTTTCATTAAGCGATAGTTTTGTCGCATAATTTAATAAATCTGTTGGTTTTCCCCCACTACCCGAAAAAAATGTTCTCATTGTATTTTAAGTTATTATTAAAACTCCTTGTAATTTCCAACCTGCGGCCAAGGTTGTAGTAAAAGTTATTGTCTGATTTGTATATGCTACTGTAGTTGTTACTAAAATTGCTCCTGTATCATCTGTTGCATAACATAAATAGTATTGATTACTTGCACCAACTCTATTTTTTGTTAAATCAGTTGAATCTACATACATATAATTACAAGCTTCTATAGAATTTTGTGTTGCTGGAACTACTTGTACTGAATCTGTAAAGTAACATTGCCCGATTTCTGCTTGTCCATTTATAATTGCTCTTTTAGTAGCACTACCAGTAGCATTATTTGCGATAAATCCTGCAAAATTTATTCTATTAAGATTTGAAACATTTGGAATTGTATCTATTACAACTAATGAACCTCCTGTAGTATTTGTATCAATTAATAGTGTAGTTTTTTTAACACTATTTATTATATTTTCTCTTTTTATTTTTACAGTATCAACTCCATTATGTTCGTGAGATTGAATTTTAGTCAAATTAAATTGACCACTTCTCATAAATGTTTGTATGCCTTGTTGGATTGCTTGGTCTAATTCTTGTTTTGTTTTAGGTAATTTATCCATATTATTTTAAATGTATGCGAACCTCTCTAACTCGGCAAAATGACGGATTTGTTGCAGTACTTGTTAATATTAATTGAAGTTGTAACCATTGTGATTTTTCAAACTTAGGACTTCCCCATTGACTTAAACTACCTGAGACATAAGTTTCAAGGGGATTATCTGTAAATGAACCACTCATTTGTGTTCTATAACCTATTGTTACAGATTCTCCAGTAACTAAAGGAGTACCAAGTTTATATTCAATTCCTTGTATTGTCTTACTAGTTAGATATTGTCCAATTGGAATTATGTCACAATTGACAAAAGATTGTCCCGCTATATATGGTGTTGAAATTCCTTTATCAATTCCGTTACCTGTTGATCCATTATTCCAACCGATAAATAATCCATAACCATCATTTGAAGGAGTTGTATTATAGCCAAAGTAACGATATATATGTATAGCATTAACATAACCTGCATAAGTTCCGTATGACATTTGATTTGATAATCTTGGAGATACTAGAGTTACACTATCTACATCTACGGCCCATAATCCACCCATTGTACTAATTGTTGTACCATCATTTTTTATTACTTGAAATCCAAAATATAATTGATTTCTATTAAAACAAGCATCTGTCCAAATAATATAAGGATTTGTAGTATCAGTTAAGTATTCTGGCATTTTGTAAAAAGGTGTAGCATTTGCTCCATTTGTTATAAAAATTCTTCCCTTAAATCCACAAAAAATATACATTGTAGTATTTATTGTAACCATTCTTGATATAACTGTTTCTGATAGGAATATAGGAGTAGTGAAGTTGGGAGAAATTCTGTCCCAAGGGTATATATAGTTGTTTACTCCACCTATCATAAGATTACTTCCTAGTTCTTCTAAACAATTAGCTTGGTCGTTATTTGGAAGTGGTAAAACTTTTTCATTAAAACTATAAGCAGTATAAATTGTTGTACTTATACCTGTGTTTGCTCCAATTGTATTACTTACAATTACTGACGATGAACTGTTTATTGATACTATATAAGTTCCTACTGGAATAGATACTGCTGTAAGAATAGCCCCAACATCTGCTTGAGTAAAATTCATAGTTGCTGAAGTAAATGTTGTCGTACCGTTTGCTACACCATCTGTAACTGTTCTTCCTGTTGAAGTCTTAAAAGGATTAAGATTTGGATTTGTAATAGCATTTACATTGTGAGCAATGAAACCAACATAATTTCCATTACAGAAATAGATACTGTCATCATTTATTGATACTTTTGCATAGTGTGAAATACTTGTATAAGTACTTGTTTGTATAGTTTTCCACGCAAACCATAATGATTTTGTTGTAATATTACTATAACTAAAACTTCCTACATACAAAGGAATTGCATAAATTGTAGTTGCATTAAATACAAATAAATAATTACTCCAAGCTACAATTCCGTTTCCTATATTTGTCGTACCCTCACTTGGTAAGTTATTCATATATACCCAACTAATAGGTTGCCCAGCTTGATTTATGTTGTATGAAACCCAAGCACGACCTGAAACATCTAAACAGAAATATATTCTTGTTCCAGAGTTTACTGGTATAACTGTATCGGTAAAAAACTTTGGAGTGTCCATTATTATATTTGAAAATGTATTTGTTCCTGAACCAGAAGTAGTTATATCTATATCGGATCCTCCTATTGAACTAGAAATTGTAAAAGTCAAAGAACTAGTAATTGTTCTAACATAATAAACAACATTGGCTTGAAGTGGGGATGGTAATGCCCCACCAGAGTTTGTAAACATAATAGGCATTCCAAATGTTACTGGAATAGTACCATTATATTGAATTTCATTAGGACCAGTATTTACAGAAAATACAACATTCGTCATTTGTGCTTGCGTAGTCATTGCTTGAGTACTTAGAGCTACAGAAACTTCGCCTGGAATAGTAACATTATCACAATTTCGCATATCATAAATACCATCATAGGGATTATCTTTGATTCCTTCTTCCCATCCTTCGATGACAATGTCTGTTCCTATTTCTGTTTTTTCTATGCGATATGACATTTTTTTATAATGTTAATTAATAATTAAAAAAATTGAAAAAAATTTCCTGAATTTGATATTCCTGCTACAAAGGTAATAGTTCCACTTGTAATAAATGTAGCAATACTATCTGCACCATTTGTAGTGATAGTATTTCCTGTACCTGTAATAGTACAAGTTCCATAATCTGTAGTAGTCCAACGGAGTATTACTATTCCACTTCCTCCATTCCCTCCGTTACCTAAAAATCCTCCTGCTCCTCCACCACCTCCAGTATTAGCAGTTCCATTTGTTCCATTTCCAGCAGCACCTCCATTTCCACCCCCAGAAGTTGCTGTACCTCCAGTACTTGAAGAACCCCCACCTCCTCCACCTGCATATCCAACAGAAGAACCAGAAATAGTATTTGATAATCCACTACCTCCGTTACCACCTACTGTACCAGATGAAGTATTTGCTCCAACAGAACCAGCACCACCACCACCCGCACCTGAATTAAGAATAAGAGTTGCTGTACCTCCTGCAAAACCAGTACCTACTCCTGTTGCAGTTCCTCCATTATTTGCACCACCTCCTCCAGAACTACCTCCTCCTCCACCACTTCCTCCATTACCACCAACTGCTGCTCCACCACCATAACCACCTCCCTCACAAATTATAAAACTATCAAAAGAAGAATTACTTCCTTTTGAACCACTTGCACCATAACCAGCACCATTTCCACCCGCACCTACCGTAATAGTATATGTTGTATTTGAAACTGTAACAGCAGTATTATAAGTATATCCTCCTGCTCCACCACCACCTCCACCGCCATAAAATGAACCACCTCCTCCACCGCCTGCTACGACTAATGCTTTTATTGTTGCCATATAATTATGCTTCTATTGCTAATGCTAGTAAATTCATTTTTCCAAGAGATGCATTGTACTCAAAACCAAGTTCCATATTCTTTGTAAGTATAGTTGTAGTTGGTAGAGCATTTCCACCTTTTGCTACATAGTCAGTACCAAATGTTATTGCACCAATAGTTGTTGGACAGTATATTCTTATTCTTATCTGGTCTCCATCTGAATATGTTGTTGTTGATTTGTTAGCGATAGTTAATGTTCCACTTTGCGCAGTTAAAGTAAATATATCATAAGTATCTTTTTCAGGAGTAAGAGTTGAAAGTGTTGTAGTTGAATATACACGAGCTGAAATTCTTTTATTTGTAAGAGTTTGAGTTGCATCAACTGTAGCTACACAAGTTGTTGTTGTTCCAGGAGTAGGAACTGTAAATGAAGTATCAGAAATAGTAGCTCTTAAATTAGTTGATGTTGTACCTCCAGTATGGAATTTAATTACTTTCGCAGCAGTTCCAGTACCAATACTTAAATCTCCACCTAAGTTATAAAGATAACCACCTAAAGCATTATTTATATTAAATGCAGCATCAGAGTAGGTAGATGAGTTGATACCCATATCAATATAATTAGTTGAGTTTGTTCCAGTATCAGCAGTAGCAATCCAATCAGAAGAAGCAGAAGTTCCATTACTTGCATTTTGAACATTACCTTGAATAGTAGCAGTTGATGTTCCATATCCTTGGTATACATTACCAGTTGATAAGAAAGTTTTTGTTCCGACTCCTAAATTTTTATTTGTATTATCCCAGAAAAAAGTATTATTATCTTGTGAAATAACTCCAGCAGTTCCTGCAAATAAAACAGAACCTAATGTCATATTTGAAAGAGTTGCACCAAGAGTAAATACTTGTGATTGAGCTGTTGCTCCCGTAACTGTACCTGTAGCTAACAATGCTCCTGATAGAGAACTAAGTTTATTATTAAATGTAGTCCAATCTGTTGAACTTAAAGCACCACGATTAGTTGCAGAAGCCGTAGGTACTTGAAGTGTTATTACTGGAGTAGTTGTACTATTTGCTACAGTTGAAGATAAATCTGTACCTGTTGTTCCAAGAGTTAAGGCCGCAACAGATGTAACAGTTCCTGTTCCTACTGATGGAGTGTAATATTCCAAAGCAGTAGCACCTGCATTTACTCTTACTGATTGTCCTGCTGTTCCCAATGTGTCAAGAGGTGCAAGTTTACTATCTAAAGATATTGTACCAGTTGTAGTTATTGGACCACCTGTAAGACCTGTTCCTGTTGCTACATTAGTTACTGTTCCCATTCCTACTCCTCCAACAAACATAACCTTAAGTCCTTTAGTTGTGTCATCAATACGCCCCATTCTTATTTCTTCATTTGCATCATCAGTAACTAGCCCAATAACAGGCTCGTGGTTTTCATCTCTTTTTAATATTTCGTTTGCCATAAATTTATATTGGTAATATTAATAATTCTCCACCATCACAACATCTTAGGGATTCAACCAACCCTGTTGTTTCGTTGTAACCCAATAATGTTTTGGTATCATTTTCGTCAATTTTTGCACTGTTTAAAGTTAAGGCGGCATCTGAACAAGGAGCAACTATATAGATTAAAAGAGCGTCAGTAACAGGGTCTACTCTAACAGGTTCAACTAGTCCTGTAGTTTCATTATAGGCTAACCAAGTTTTTACATCATTTTGATCTATTTTTGCTTGCATATTATAAATAAGATACTGTTATATCTTGTGCGGCAGTTGCTGTAACGATAGTTAAGCCATTATTAAATATTACATCATAAAGAATTGTTGCATTGTTTGCTAATAGAGTTGCAGGTTGAGTAATTGTAGCGATAACTGTTCCTCCTGCTGTTAATCCATCATAAATAGTAATTACTCCAGTTGCTGCACCTTTATTAATTACAATAGCGTGTAAATATCCTTGTCCACTTTTGACTAAAGTAGTTGTTGGTGCAGCTAAGGTAATATTTAGATATTTAGTTAGGTTTGTTGGGGGCATTTTGTTTTATTTTCTCGTAAGCAATTCGTAATGATACTTGTTGACTTGCGAGGCGTTGTTCTCTTTTAATAATATCGACTTCTTTTTCTTTAACTTCTTTTTCTCTAATATTGATAACTTTTAATGCAACTTCATACTCTTTTTCTTTTTCTAAGACTTCTTTTAACTTATTTTTATATATCTCTTCTTCCTCAATTCGTTTATTTCTGGCATTTTCATATTCAACTCTAGCCAATTCCTTAAGACTTGTAACTTCAGATTTAATTTTTTCTATTTTTTGTTCGTCTAGTCTATTTTTTTCAACTATATCTGATATTTTAACTCGGTCTACTTCTAACTCTTGTTCTTTAATCTTAAGTTGCTCGTTTGAAATGAATATGTTGTGTTTATCTATTTCTATTTCTTTCTTATTTATCTTTAATTCAGCCCATTCTTTATCTAAAGGTTTTAAAAGTTCATCTCGTTCACGTCTAGCTTCTTCAATTTCGTGTTTGACTGTTTCTTTTTCCTCATTAAACTTAGCTATATCAATTTGAACTAACTTTAGAGAACTTTCCCGCCAATCATTTAATCTTTTTTCTTCATTGGCGGAAGTTTCTCTTAGTTTATCTACCCTAGTTGCAAGAGAAATGCCATCATCAATTAAACGTTTCCGTTCATCGTTTTTAGCTTTATCTAAATCTTGTTTCTTTGGCAAAATCATAAATTAGTTCATAGTTCCAAGTTCTGGTATTGAGTAGTCTTTAAAGGCTTGCTCTAGGTTTTCATTTCTACCTACAGCTTTACTTCCTTTAAATTCAGAATCACTTACTTTTGGTACATCTTTAACTACCATTTGACTTTTAGGTAAGGCTATTAAACAAGCTTGAGCCACATCTTTATACTCAGTATCTTCGTCATAAGTAGCTGGAATATATCCACCTTTTTTGACTAATTCTTGATATCTCTTTGTTGTAAAGAACCACTTAGTTGCATAATTCTTAGCGAATTGCTTTCTAATACTCTGCACTTGTTCGGGTGTTGTGTCTGGGATTAAAAGTGGAGATGTTGTTTTACTTTTAAAAGTATATTCTTTATTATTCCATAAAGTTGTAAAGTCTGATGATTCGTTTCCGAATTTACCTTTAAACTTTGCAAGACCTGGATTAGTAAAGTAAAAAATTCCCTCGTTGTATAAACCCACACCATAATTGTTTTCCATAATATATTTAATGCACTTCAGGTGGCATAAGACCTATATTAATTTTAATTCTACTACCCTTTTTCTAGCCTTATCACTCTTCTCCTTTTTCAAGAAGAAGAGAGTAAAGCTAGAAATTCTAACTAAAGTTGTACGTTTATCATATTGTACTTGGCACTTGCTGAAGCGACAAGAACTGAACCTATAACTGGTCCTGCTGCTACTGTATAAGTTGCAACTGCACCTGGTGTTGATGATGGAACACATACGTTTAGTCCCATAGCTACTGTACCTGTTGCTAGAACTGCTACTGGACCTTTTACTTGGATAAATCCATAAGAAGGAACTGTTGCTGTTGAAGCTGGGATAGGATAACAAGTTACACCTAGAATTTGTCCTGTTAAGGTTGTTGCGGGAGAGATAATAACACCGTCTGTAGTGAAATCTGTTCCATTTTGAGAACCGAAAGGATTAATTGTAAGAGTGTATCTTGAATCTGTTGAAGTTGCTGTTGTAAATGGATCTTCTAATACTACAGAGAAAGCTGAAGTAGTTGAAGCTGCAGAGTTAGAAGCAATTTTCATTGTCTGTCCAAGTCCTGTACCTTCTACTACATTCAAGTAACCACCAGAAAAGCGATTTGCTAATATTGCTGTTGCACCTGAAGCTATTTGAATAACTTTTCCACCTACAGCTGCTGCGATAGGACCTAATGCTACTGTATAACCTGTTGTACTTGTTGTAGCTGGACTAAGACCTACAGCGTTTGCTTGTGCTGCTGGACCTTGAACTACTACACCTGCTCCTAAGGCTGTTCCTGCGTTTTGAACAAGAACGAACTCACGACCGTCCCCTGAAGCAAATCTTGAACCTACCATTGTATCAAGATTAGCATCACTATTTTTTACTCCACCTGCAACCGTAGTTGTAGAATATAACTCAAATGGAGCACTTTTAAAATCTTTTAATGTACTCATAATTTTTCTTTAATTAATTAATAATGTTAAGCACTTAATGTAATGTTACAAATCCAAGTGTTTGCACTTGCAGTTCGTGTCCAGAACATTTGAGCATTTTTACCTGCTGGAACTGCTGCTGAACCTGTTAGAGTAACACCAGAAGCACCCGCTGTAATTGTAACTGTTTGGTTACCTGTGTTTGCATAAACACACCAGAAGTTATCGCCACTTGTTACACCACTAATTGCAGTATCCATTTGAGTACCTGTTGGGGTAGTTAATGTTCCTGCACCTGTTGTTGAAGCATGAGTGATAAGTCCTCCGATTAAGTTTGCTGCTGTTGGTGTACCGTTTTGAGTTGCAATAGCTGTATTTACTACTCCTCCAAATATTGTACCTGTTGTAGTTCTACCAATTGAAAGTATACCTGTTGATACACCTCCGATAGTTAGATTTCCTGCACCCTTAGCATCTATTGAAAGACCTGCTGCTGCACCTGATGATATTGCTGCGACTGCAACAGTTCCTGCTGCGGTAGCACCTATAACATTTAATCCTGCTGCTTGTGAAGCTGTTGAAGAGTCTACATTAAATGCTGGGTTTGTAGTTCCGTTAAGACCTACAGATAAAGCAGAAGCAGAAGCAGAAGTAATTGTACCTAGAGCTGTAACTGTTGAACCATTGATGGTTGTTGCTGCTGGAAGTGATACTGTTGCTGCACCTGTAAAGTCAACTGCTTTGTTGGTATTTAAACCATTTTGTTGAACTGTAGGATTGTTTGCTTCTATACATATGTCAAAATTTTTAGCCATATATTTTATATTGAATTAAGCTAATAATAATCGACATTAAATTCCTGTGATTCCAGTAAGAACTCCGTTACGCTTTGGAGCTGTACAGATAAGGTTTCCTCCCATAATCATAAAGCCGTTTATTGCTCCTTGATTGTAAGCGTGAATCCAGTCAGTCCAAGTGAAAGCCTTAGTTGCATTAGAAGGAGCATATTCATATAC